GATGGCACAGGTGGTGTGTCAGTTGAAGCTGGAATACAAGAAATGTATACCCGTATGCAGACAAAAAGATTGAAAATATTTAAAAATCAAGATAAACTATTACAAGAACTGCGTATGTATCATCGTAAGGACGGAAAAATTGTACCGATCAATGATGATGTTATTTCTGCAATGAGATATTGTGTTATGTCGTTAAGGAAATCTAGGATTAAAAATTATCAACCTAGTTACATACAAGCAGAAAGTGAGTTTAATGTTTTCGCATGAGGAAAGAACACAAGAGTAAGACTGGAGGTTTAACTGCAAAAGGCAGAGCACATTTCAAAAGAACAGAAGGTGCTAATTTAAAACCACCAGTAAGCAAAGGGAAAAACCCTAGACGTGTTAGTTTCGCTGCAAGATTTGCTGGAATGAAAGGACCTATGAAGAAAAAAGGTAAGCCAACAAGAAAAGCATTAGCTTTAAGAAAATGGGGATTTGGGAGCGTAGCAGCAGCTAGAAGTTTTGCTGCAAATAATAAGAAGTCATAGGAGATTATAATATGCCAAGTGGAAAAGGAACATACGGAACAAAAAAAGGTAGACCACCTAAAAGGAAATTTAAATAATGGGTGGAGTATTTAAAGCATTTGCAAGTATTTTTAAAAGTAGTAAGAGAAAACGTCCAAAAACACCAGAACCTACTATGCCAAAAGCAGAACTAGCACAACTACAACGACAACGTACATTAGGTGCAGGACATGGTGGACAAACTATTATGTCTGGTACAAGTGGTGCAACAGAACAAGCACAAACTGGTAAAACTTTATTGGGTGGATAGTGATAGAAATAGTTTCTACTGAAGAATGGAAAAATAAATGTTATGAATGGATAAAACCTAAAGCACATTTATATTCTGATAATGAAAAATTTTCTTATATAGGAATAATAGAAGATAAAAAAATATTAGGAGTTATTTTGTTTTCAGATTATGATGGCAACAATATATTTGTTCATGTAGCACTTGATAATCCAAGAGCTTGTCAAAGAAAAGTTATAAAATTAATGTTTGACTATATATTTAATCAAGCAGGATGCAGTAGAGCTACAGCAACTTGTAATAATAGTAACAAAAAAATTAAAAAATTAATTGAAGGTGTTGGTTTTGAACAAGAAGGTCTTATGAAAAATGCAATGCAAATAGACGAAACATATGTAGACGCAGCAGTTTACGGAATGTTAAAGGAGAATTGCAAATGGGTATGAAACCAAAAATGCCAAAACCACCACCAGTAATAGATACTTCTGGTGAAAGTGCAGCAAGATTAGAAAAGGAAAGAAAAAGAGCTTTAGAAATTGGCAGAATGGGTAGAGCTGGAACTATACTTACAGGTGGCGAAGGTGTAACTGAAGAAGCATCAGTTGGTAAAACTATATTAGGTGGTAGTTCAAGGAATACATATTAATGGAAGAAAAATTTAATTATATAAAAAAAAGAATGAACCAAATGGAAGGAAGTAGGGGTACTTGGGAAGATCATTGGCAAGAAATACTTGATTATGTAATGCCAAGAAAAGCTGATATTACTTTTAAAAGAACTAAAGGGGAAAAAAGAGCTGAAATACTATTTGATTCAACAGCTATTACTGCTAGTAATTTACTTGCAGCTAGTTTGCAAGGCACATTAACATCACCATCATTACAATGGTTTTCTATAAAAGTTAGAAACGAAGAATTAATGCAAGATAGAGAAGTGCAATTGTGGTTAGAAGATTCATCAAAACGTATGTATAACTTGTTTAATGAAACAAATTTTAACACTGAAGTGCACGAGATGTATCTTGATATTGTTACTATTGGAACTGGTGCATTATTTGTAGAAGAAGGAAATGGTGGTTACGAAAAAAATCAAATACATTTTAACACAATGCATATTGCAGAATATTACATACAAGAAAATACTTCTGGTTATGTAGATACTCTTTACAGAAGATATAAATTATCAGCAAGACAAGCTGTGCAAGAATTTGGCGAAGATAATCTTGGTGAAAAAGTATTAAAAGCTGCAAAAGAAAAACCTGATAAAATGTTTAATTTTATTCATGCAGTAGAACCACTTGAAGATTACGAAAGGACTATGGGTAAGTCTGATACTAAATTGCCATTTCATTCATGTCATGTATGTGAAGAAGATAAAATGTTTGTTAGAGGTGGAGGATATAATGAATTTCCTTACCTTGTACCTAGATGGTCAAAAGCAACAGGCGAAATATTTGGACGTTCACCATCATATAATGCATTGCCAGATATTAAAACACTTAACAAAGCAGTAGAAATAGGACTTAAAGCATGGGCAAAAGCTATTGATCCACCATTATTAGTACAAGATGATGGTGTAATAGGTAGAGTAAGAATGACACCTGGTGGTATTACTGTTGTCAGAAATGATGCAGCAATTAAACCTTTACAAATTGGTAGCAATTGGCAAATAACAGATTTAAAAGAAAACCAATTAAGAACAGCAATACGTCAAGCATATTATTCTGACCAGTTACAATTACAAGATGGTCCACAAATGACTGCTACAGAAGTACAAGTAAGATACGAACTTATGCAAAGACTACTTGGACCAACACTTGGTAGATTTCAATCGGAATTTTTAAACCCACTTATTGATAGGGTGTTTGGTCTTATGTTTAGAGCTAATGCATTTTTACCTGTACCTGAAATCATACAAGGTGAAACAATAGATGTTGAATATGTTGGACCACTTGCAAGATCACAACGAATGGAAGAAGCAGTTGCAGTTGAAAGACTTTATCAACTAGCTATGCAAATTGTACAATTAGATCCATCAATAATGGATATTATAGATCATGATGAAGCAATAAGAATGAGAGCTAATTTATTAGGTGTTCCTAAATCTGTTTTAAGAGGAAGAGAAGAAGTAGATGAAATGAGAGAAGCTAAAGCACAACAAGCTGCTATGGAACAACAAATGATGCAACAACAACAAATGGCAGAAGTAGCACAGAAACAAGCAGGTATAGCATCTGAAATGGCAAAACCAGAAACAAGAGAAATTATTGAAGAAGCTACACAAATAGCTGAAGAAGATGATGTAATGTAATGATGGATGCAGATAAACAACTTAAACAATTAGAAGGAGATTATCAAACCACTTTTAGTACAAAAGAGGGCGAAAGAGTTTTAGCTGATTTAGAATCAGCTTATTATCATAGGAGTTCTTTTACTAAAGATCCTTATGAAACTGCTTTTAACGAGGGGAGTAGAGCAGTAATTGTCAGAATACTAAATTTAATACGCAGGAGGAATAAATAATGTCTGACGAACAAATGACCACCGAGTCACAAGATAACCCAGAAACAACTGATCAAAGTTCAGGTTCTGTTTTAGGGTCTGGTACAGTAGGTGATAATCAAAACTGGAGGGATACTCTACCCGAAGAATTGAAAAATGACCCTACTCTACAAAACATTAATGATGTTGAATCACTAGCAAAAACTGCTGTGCATCAACAAAAAATGATAGGCAATAGAATACCTATGCCTAAAAATGATGAGGAAAAAGCAGAGCTGTATAGCAAATTAGGTAGACCAGATGAACCTAAAAACTATGAAGTAGATGTGCCACAAGATTTTCAAGAGTATTTTAGAGAAGAGTCAATGAATGAGTTTAAAAATGTAGCTCACAAAATTGGTTTAAATAATGAACAAGTAAAAGCTCTTATGGATTTTCAAGTTGCTGAAATAAATCATGAACTAGAAAATAAAGGTTCTCAAATAAACGTGCAACGTGAAGAAGTAGAACAAACTCTAAAACAAGAATGGGGTTTTGAGTACGATAAAAATGTACGAGCAGCACAAAGAGCTTTGCAAGTATATGGCGACAACGATGTTCTTGAACTTATGAATACAGAAGCAGGTAACCACCCAGCATTAATTAGAATGTTTGCTAAATTAGGTGGAGAAGTTACAGAAGATATGGCTAAGAATACACAAAACAATAGGTTGGCAGTATCACCTATAGATGCAAAACAAGAAATACAACAAATAATGAGTGATTCAAAACATCCATATTTTGATGCTGGACATAGAGAACATTTAGAAGCTGTTGAAAAAATGCGACAATTACACGAAAAAGCATTTGGCAATAGTTAATTTTTTATGATATAATTTGCGTACCAAGTTCGCCCTTTTAGGATAACGAATCGGTTAGCCGTATGTGGCTTTAAAACATAGGTTTCCCGTTAAGGATAAAGACCGATTTAAAAATTTATTTTAAGGAGGACTGAATTATGTCAGTACAAATTACAACAGCTTTTGTCGAACAGTATAAAAGCAACGTATTTCATTTGGCTCAGCAGAAAGGTTCAAGACTTAGAGATGCCGTTAGAACAGAAACAGTAACTGGTAAAGCACATTTCTTTGAAAGAATTGGCTCTGTTGCAGCACAATTAAGAACGTCACGTCATTCTGATACTCCACGTATGGATACACCGCATTCCAGACGTAAAGTGTCATTAGATGATTATGATTGGGCAGACTTAATTGACAACGAAGATAAAGTAAGAATGCTTATTTCCCCACAATCAGAATATGCACAAGCAGGTGCATGGGCTATGGGTAGAGCAATGGATGATGCTATTATTACAGCAGCTACAGGAACATCTTATGGTGGAGTAGCTGGTGGTACATCAGTAACACTTCCATCAGGAAATAAAGTAGTACATGGTAGTACAGGGTTAAATCTTGCAAAACTACTATCTGCTAAAGAGATTATCGATGCTAGTGATGTAGATCCAGAAGAAGAAAGATTTATTGTATGTACAGCAGGTCAAATTACAGACCTATTGAACGTAGAACAAGTCACATCTGCGGATTACTCTACAGTAAAAGCATTGGCACAAGGTGAAATTGATACTTATTTAGGATTCAAATTTATCCGTACACAAAGATTAGGTACAGATAGTGATGGAAACAGACAGGTATTAGCATTTTGTAAATCAGCAATAGGACTTGCAGTTGGAGCAGATATTTCAACTAAAATTTCTGAAAGAGCTGATAAAAATTACGCAACACAAGTATTTTTATCAATGACAGTCGGTGCAACTCGTATCGAAGAAGAAAAAATGGTAGAAATTGCCTGTACGGAATAAAATTTAAAACAAGGAGGACATTAACATGGCCGTAACAACACAAAAAAGCACGGAGTACACAAATAGAACTGCTACTCCTTTAGTAACTGCAAATGCCGTAGCTGACAAAGGTAAATTAAGAACATTACAATTTACACATAATCAGGATGGCGTTGGAGATGCTGGTTCAACTGTTACCCTTGGGAAACTCCCTGCAGGTAAAGTTAAACTATTAGGTGGCTTATCAAGATTCTATTGTAACTGGACAGCAAGTTCACAAACAATGGATATTGGATGGACAGCTTACGAAGACTTAGATGGCACAGCAGTATCTGCTGACGCTGATGGTCTAGTAGATGGTTTAGATGTTGACACAGTAGGTTACTTTGATATGGAAGGAAACACTGCAGCAGGTAAACTGCTTGGTGGAAACTATACATTTGAAAGTAAAGGTGGAGTTGTTATTGTAGCTACAGCAGTTGGTGCTTTAGCAGACGATGACGATTTAGTAGGTGTAATTACCTATATCGTAGACTAATACGACAACAAAGGGGGGTAGCTTCGGCTACCCTCTAAAGGATAAAAATGGCAACTGAAGTTTCAATATGTTCAAACGCACTTAGAAAATTAGGGGATGACCCTATTACATCTCTTACTGAAGATACAGAAAGAGCAAGACTTTGTAATAGTTTTTATGAATCATCAAGGGATTCTTTATTAAGATCACACCCTTGGAATTTTGCAATAACCAGAGCAACACTTGCACAATTATCAACAACACCAGCTTATGGTTTTGCATATCAATATGCATTGCCTACAGATCCATACTGTTTAAGGGTTTTGGAAATGGAATATCAAGACTACATATTTAAAATAGAAAACTTAGCAACTGTTGGTAGAGTTTTAT